AGATTCTATTTACCAGCATTAACTAAATTTAGACCAGAAGCAGATAAAGATAGATTTGAGAGAATGGCTGAATATTACATGGCAGAATATAACAAAGAGTTTAGATCGATACTTGAAGATGGTGTCGAATATGATTCAACAGCAGACGGAACTATAGTATCTAATGAGAGAGAGCCTTTACATGGTTATCGAAGATTAAATAGATAATGGCATTAGATTTAAAACTTAATACTAATGTTAAAAATGTACAAGCAAGATACGTCAAATTTATTCACAGATTTCCACCAATAATTACTAAAGGCATGAAACAAGCTGGAGAACAATTAAAAACAATTATTGTTAAAAGAACTGAATTAGGGAAAGATGCAAAAGGGAATAAATTTATAGGATACTCTCCAGCATATGCAGAATTAAAAGGTAAAACAATAGTAGATTTAGAAGATACAAACACAATGTTACAAAGTATTTCTTCTAGAGTTGTCGGTAAAAATAAAGCTCAAATTTTTTTTAGATCACAGAGAGAAGCAACAAAAGCATTATTTCATCAAAAAGGTATGGGAAATTTACCAATCAGAAAATTTTTTGGATATAGTAAAAAAACAGAAAAAGTGATACAAAACACTTTTGCTAAATTTGTAAAAAGAGAAATAAGAAAGTTAGGACTATGAGTACTAGAGAAAACATTGCATCAAATTTAGTTACTGTAATTGGTAATATATCTAGTCCTAATGTTAAAAAAGTAACAAGACAACCATTTGAACTAGACGAACTATCACAAGCACAATATCCAGCAGTATTAATACAAACAATAGAGGAAACAAAAGAGGATCAAGAATTAGGTTCAGGTGCAAAAACAAGGTTATGTACTTTAGAGTTTGGTATAACAGGATTTATTAAAGGAAGTGAAAGTAATATAGATACTGCCAGAAATAATTTAGCATCTGCTATTGAATCTGCTTTAGAAACAGATATTACAAGAGATAATAATGCATTAGACACAGAAGTAATATCAATAGAAACTGATGCTGGAAGTTTATTTCCATATGGAGCTGTACTTATTACTGTCCGTGTGCTATATGAACATCAAGCCGCAACACCATAGGATAATATATGAAAACACAAAAAATACTTGAAAAAATAAAAAAAAAAATTGACCAAATAGAAAAACTTCACGATAAAGAAAGTTTGCTTTGCGAAGAGGTAAAAGATTTGGTAGAAGAAGTAGAAGAAAATCAATCTGATGAAGAATGGGAAGATGAAGATGAACAAACTTTTGAAGATGATGATGACGAAGATATTGACGATGAAGAAGAAAACTAATATACATAATAAATTACAAGGAGAAAAATATGGCAGTACATCATGGTAAAGAGGGTGAAGTAGTAGTTGGTGGTTCAGCAGTTGGTGAACTTGTTTCATTCACTTTAGAAACAACAGGAGATGTCGTTGAAAGTACAAAAATGTCTGATGCCGCAAAAACTTTTGTAGCTGGTAGAACATCTTTTTCTGGTACTTTAGAAATGCACTTTGACGAAGCAGATAGTGTGCAAACACAATTAACTGCTGGAGCGAGTATAACTTTTAAATTGTTACCAGAGGGAAGTTCAACAGGAGATAGAAAATTTGAGGGTGCTAGTGTTATTACAGGAATGTCTGTATCACAACCTTTAGATGGAATCGTTGCTAGATCAGTAACTTTTCAAGGAACAGGTGCTTTAACGATTGGAACTGAATAATAATTTATGTCAATAATCGATAGAGTTAAAACTCATTTTGAAACTCTTAAAACTTTAACTATTGAAGTAGAAGAGTGGAAAGATGAAGCTGGTAATGCATCTATTTTTTATTCCGAGCCTTTAACACTTGAAGAAAAAAATATTATATTCAAAAAATCAAGTAACTTTCAAGACCTTACTGTACTTGTAGATTTACTTATAATGAAACTACAAGTTAAAGATGAAAAAGGTAATTTGAAAAAAGCATTCAAGTTAGAAGATAAATTTGAATTAAGAAGAAAAGCAGATTCAAATGTTATTGCAACGATAGCAAATAAAATATTAGCAGATACATCTTTAGAGGAAGCTGAAAAAAAGTAAGTAGCGACCCTGACACTCAAACTTTGTTAGTGGTTGCTGATAGACTTAAATTACCTATACAAAAAGTATTAGATATGCCTGTAAGCCATTACAATTTATGGATAGCTTACTTGAAAAAAGAGCAAAATGAGTATAAAAATCAGAAGCAATTAGCTGAACTGAGGAAATACAAATAATGGCAACTCAAAAATTATTTATTGATGTAGTAGCAAGAGATAAAGCTACAAAAGCTCTTAATGGTCTAAGAGGTGGATTAGCAAAAGTTAGAGGAGCAGTATTTAGTTTGCAATCAGCATTCGTTGGTTTAGGTGCTGGTTTAGTTGTTCGTAATCTAGTTAATACAGGAAGAGAGTTAGAAAATCTACAAGTTAGATTAAAATTTTTACTTAAAGATACTAATGAGGGTGCAAAAGCATTTGACAATATGGTCAAGTTTGCATCAAGAGTACCTTTCTCCCTAGAGGAAATACAATCTGGTTCAGGAATATTAGCAACAGTAACAGATAACGCAAAAGATTTACAAAATATGTTAGAGATAACAGGTAACGTTGCGGCAGTTACAGGCTTAGATTTTAGAACAACAGCAGAGCAAATACAAAGATCATTCAGTGCTGGTATTGGTGCGGCAGATTTATTTAGAGAAAAAGGTGTAAGAAATATGCTTGGTTTCCAAGCTGGTGCACAAGTTTCAATAGAAGCAACTGCCGAAGCATTTGAAAAAGTTTTTGGAAAAGGTGGAAGATTCGGAAAAGCAACAGATGAATTAGCAAACACTTTTGAGGGAACTATATCAATGTTGAATGATAAAGTTTTCAGCTTTAAGAAAACATTACTCGATGCTGGTTTTTTTGCAGAATTAAAAAATCAATTTGGAGATTTAGATGAGTTTCTAAATGATAATGCAGAACAACTTGATATGATTGCAGAAACAATAGGTAAAGACTTAGCACAAGCAACGATTAAGGCGGCAGAGGGTATAAAACTCTTAGCAGATAATTTTAGAGATTTCCAAAGTATATTAGGTCTAGTGTTAGTTGCTCTTGGTGGTTTTACAACTAAACTTGCAGGAGCCGCATTAATTATCAACGACATCAACAGAAGAATAAAAAAATTAGCTGGAGATACTGTAGTAGAGTTTGAAAAAATAAGAAAATTTGAACATGAACTTTCTATTCCAATGAAAAATTTAAAAGAGGAAGTTGAGTTAGTTTTACCGCCTATTAGGGAGTTTGAACATGAATTATCAGTTAAAATCCCATCTGCTACTGAAAAAGCTATTAGAAAGTTTGAAGAGTTAAACAAAAAAGCAATAGAGGAAATGAAAACTAAAATGTCTCAAATAAGAGATATTATAGTTGAGGGTGTTAATACAGGAATTACAAGATCATCAGAGGCTATTGCCAGAACTATAGTGTTAGGAGAGAATCTTAAAGATAGTCTAAAAAAAATTGCACAAGATGCTTTAGTAAGAATATTAGCTGGTTTTGTAGAATTAGGTATTAGAATGGCTATAGATATTGCTTTAAATAAAGTTAAAGAAAAACTTTTAGATAATCAAAATAAAAAATTAATAGAACAAGGAAAATTAATAGATAGGAATAATAAAAAACAAGCATTAGGAAGTGCATTCAGTTTGTTTAGTGGTTTCAAATTACCATTTTTTGCTTCAGGTGGTTCAGTAAGAAAAGGACAACCATCAATAATTGGAGAAAAAGGACCTGAGCTTTTTATTCCTAACCAAACAGGACAGATAACACAAAGTGCTAGAGGTATGAATGTATCTCCTGTAAATGTAAATTTTAATATTAATACTGTAGATGCGAGTGGATTTGAGGAATTGTTAGTAAGATCAAGAGGTACAATAACCCAAATAATTAATAATGCAGTTAACGAGAGAGGGAGAGTTGCAATAATATAATGGCTGGTGCGTTTCCTATATCTTCTTCTGCATTTTCAACAATGGGTATAAAAAGTATTCAAAATACAATTATTTCCAAATCACAATCAGGTAAAAAATTATCAAGACAAATTGATGGTCAAAGATTTGCTTTTACTGCAAAAATTATTACAGGAAAAAGATCAGATATTTATGGAGAGCTTATGGCTTTTATAATGAAGCAAAGATCTCAAAAAGAAAACTTCACAATTATTCCACCAGAAATCGAAGATGCAAGAGGAGTAGAAACAGGAACTTTAGCAGTAAATGGAAGTCATACTGCTGGAGATACAACTATAGCCATAGATGGATTTGCTTCTGATACAGCTAATAGATTACGTGCTGGAGATTATTTAAAATTTAATGGACACACAAAAATATATATGGTCGTAGAAGATGTAACTAGTTCATCGAATGCGGCTACTGTAACTATTGAACCACCTTTAATAACAACTTTAGCAGATGATGAAGCTGTTTCATACGATAATATACCTTTTACTGTTCATTTAACAAATGATGTGCAAGAATTCGGTGTAATAGGTGCTACTAATACAGGAGAACTATTATATGAGTTTCAATTAGATGTCGAAGAATCTTTATAATGGCAAGATATTTAGTACGTCATTGGCTCAACGTAGATGTCATTGCAGAAAAAGTTGTTGATGAATCCGAAATCGACATGAAAACTAATAATTTAGGACGACATAAAATCCCTGATGGAACATTTAGTTACGTTGTGATAAAAGGTAATGAAAAGATAAACAGAACAACATACGAAATATATGACGAGAGCATTAACAACAGCAGTAAAGAACGAACTAGCGACAAATGAAATAAGACCTATTCATTTGATAACCATAGGATTTGCTACTCCTGTCAACATAACAGATAATTCATTTTCAATAACTTCATCAGTATCAGGCAGTTCTGTGACTTATACAGCGAGTGATTTTATACTAGGAGTTTCTAATTTTAGTGAAGAAACAGATGTTAACCTCTCTCCTATAACATTAAGTTTATCAGGAGCAGATCAAACTTTTATCTCAACTTGTCTTAATGAAAATGTAATTAATGATGAAGTAAAAATATTCAGAGCATTTTTGCAAGACACAAATGTATTATTTGATGATCCTTTTTTATTATATAATGGTCAAATAGATAATTTTGGTATTTCTGAATCAGATAAAAATTCTTTGGTAAATTTATCTATTGTTTCCCATTGGGCAGATTTTGAAAAGAAATCAGGTCGTAAAACAAACAATACATCACAACAAAGATTTTTCTCAACAGATGTAGGTATGGATTTCAGCTCTCAAACAGTACAAGATATTAAATGGGGTAGAGCATGATTTTTAAAAAAGTATTTAGAGCTGTTACAAAAATATTTAAGCCTGTTGTTAAAATATTTCAGAAAGCTATTTCATGGTTAATACCAACACCTGATATACCAGATTTTGGAGTTGGCGAGTTTGATGATTTTGAAAAAGGTATTCTGGTAAATAAACAATCTAATGACGCATCAATACCAGTCGTTTATGGAGAAAGATTACTTGGAGGAGTGCGTGTATTTCTAGAAACTTCTGGAACTGATAACGAGTTTTTATATATGGCTTTAGTATTATGTGAGGGAGAAATTAATTCAATAGAGGAAGTCAGAGTAGATGATAAAGTAGTAACTTTTTCAGGTGCTTTAACAGATAACACTCAAAGAACAGTAGCAAGTTCAGATTCTAATTTTTATAAAGATGGTGTAAGTTATATTACAATAGAGCCTCATTTAGGTACTGATGGACAATCAGCTTCAAGTTTATTATCAACTTTATCAAGTTGGGGAAGCAACCATAAATTATCTGGTATTGCTTACCTTGCTTTAAAGTTTAAATGGAATCAAGATATTTTTGGTTCAATCCCAAAAGTACAAGCAAAGATACAGGGTAAAAAAATAGTAACATTAAATTCTAGTTTAGTTGAATCAAGTGCAACGTATTCTACAAACCCAGCATTTTGCATTTTGGATTATCTTAGAAATGAAAGATATGGAAAAGGAATACCAACTGCTGACATAGATTTACAAAGTTTTAGAGATGCTTCACAAGTTTGTATCACACAAGTAACACCTTTCTCTGGTGGATCTGATATTAATTTATTTGATACTAATGCGGTGTTAGATACCTCAAAAAAAGTGATAGAAAATATAAGAGAGCTTATAAAAGGTTGTAGAGGTTTTTTACCTTATTCATCTGGTAAATATAAACTTGTTATAGAAACTACAGGATCAGCTTCTATTACTTTAACTGAAGATGATATTATTGGTGGGTATAATTTATCAAGTCCAAGTAAAAATGAAAGATACAATAGAGTTATTGTTTCATTTATAAATCCAGCAAGAAATTTTCAAGCAGATGAGGTCCAATTTCCTCCAATAGACGATTCAGGTTTATCAAGTTCTGATCGTCATGCAACTTTAAAAACTGCAGATGGTGGTTTTCTTTTAGAGGGCAGATTTGATTTTAAGACAATTACCAGTCCCTATCAGGCAGAAGAGATGGCAGAGATTATATTAAGACGTTCTAGAGAATCATTACAATTATCAATAAATGTAGGATTTAATGCATATGATTTAGCTATTGGAGATTTAGTTAATATTACCCATGCTTCACTTGGATTTTCATCTAAGACTTTTCGTGTTATGTCATTAACATTCAATGAAGATTTTACAGTAAGTTTAGATTTAGTTGAATATCAAGGTAGTCATTA